CAGCGCGAGCTGTTCGGATTCGATCACGCACGGCCCCGCAATCAGGAACAGCGGATGGTCGAGGCCAGCCTCGAAACCGCACAGATTCATGGTTTTTTCCCGGCAGCGGCGGCATGATGCCTGTTCGCCGCTTCGATGAAAGCCTTGAAGAGCGGATGGCCGGCGCGCGGCGTGGAGGTGAATTCGGGATGGAACTGGCAGGCCCCAAACCAGGGATGATCCGGCAGTTCGATCATCTCGCACAGCCCTTCGCCTGCCGACACACCGCTCACTCTGAGCCCGGCCTGTTCCAGTTTGGGCAGATAGCCATCGTTCACCTCGTAGCGGTGGCGGTGGCGCTCGACGATTTGGCGCCGGTATCCGAATGTCCGCAGCCGCTGATCGTCAGGGCGACAGCGAGTCCGGTGGCCGCGGCGGCGCGGGTCAGCGCACCGTCCTTGGCTTGCCGTTCCGCGGGAACGCTCACCGACGCCGCAGCACGGTCGGTGGTGTACGGCTCCACCTGCGCTTCGTCACCGATCTTGTCCGCGACCTGCTGCGCGACCGCGTTGATCAGCGGCGCCGCGACCTGGTTCAGAACTTCCTTGCCGCCCTTGTAGTTCAGCCTGAAGACCGGGCCGGTCATCCCTGCCCCCTGGTGCACAGCACCTCGAGGCCGCCGAGCCCTTCCAACTGCCAAGTGTTGACGATGATGCTGAACCGGTCACCGCGCACCGTCAGCTCGTCTTCGTTCACGATGTCGGTGCCGAGCGGAAAATAGACAGTCGCCGCGATGGTTTCGCCCTCGCGCAGCCGCGCGACGTTCTCCGAGCCGCCGCCAGGCGCGATCGCGATCGCTGTCAGCTGATCATCGCTGCCCTCGATGTACTTGCCGTCCTCGTCGCGACTCGCACCGCGGTGACGGATCACCTGCTCGGTCACGGTGCCCGCTCGAGCCTGTACAAGTCAAGAATTGCCCGCTCGCTGTCGGTGCCATCCGTCTCGTACTGGAACGGACCGACGACACGCGGCCGCCCACCCGACGACGCGAACGAGGCCCGGTCGATCGACGACAGCACCGCCCCGTCGAAATCCGGTGCGCTGTCGTAGCCGTGAGTCATCTTCACCGTGATCGCGCCGAGGTTGTTCGCCCAGTACCCGCCGGACTTCTTCGTCACCATGCCCAGAGGCGACACATAGAGATCGGCGACATCGATCGCGACGCCGTTCTCGGTGACCTCGACAAGCTCGATGAGCCGGAAGGTCGGCAGCCGAAGCAGCCGGCCCCCTGGGCGGTCGATCGTCAGCTCGTCCTCCTCGCGAACGGGGTCGCGCCGGCGCCTGCCGGCGATCAAGGCCTTGTCCAGCCGTTCGGCCAGCAGGCGAATCGTCTCGGCGTCCGTCGCGACGAGTCGCCCCTTGGTGTACTGCTGGACGACAGCAGCGGCGAGTTCGGGCATCAGCTACTTGTCGGCCTGCTTCGGCGCGGCCTTGTTGGCCGGTGTCGCCGACTTGTTGGCCGGCGTCTTCGCCTTCGACTCCGACTTCGGCTTGGTCAGTCCCATCCGCTCCGCGTCCTCATCGTTGAGCTGCAGCGTCGTCTCGCGGCCAGTGTGTGGATCGACCACGTCGTACTCCTTGAGCCCCATCGGTTTTCCTTCCGTTGAAGTCGAGCCCGGCCGAGGGGTCGCCCCGGCCGAGCTCGAAGTGAACAGCGCCACCGGTTAGGACAGCGCGGCCTTGACGATGGCCTTCGGACGGGTGAGCGCAAACGCGACGCGCTCCTCCCCGAGGATCGCGACCATGTTCCGGATGAAGAAGTCGGCGTGCGAATCCGTCATCGTCACCGTGGTCTGCTCCCGGTCCCACAGGACCGCCTTGGAGAAGTCGCCGACCAGAACGTCGGTGTCGGCCTGCGTCTCCGACTCGACGACCGGCACACCCCACAGCGTCCGGGGACCCATGCCCTGCGGCCCGCCGTAGTAGTACCGGCTCTCGCCGTCCTTCGCGAGGTCGATGATCTCCGCGGTCGCCGGAGACACCACGATGGCGTTCGGGTTGACCCGACCGACCGTGCGCGCCTTCGTGATGGCCTTGCGCACGGTACGGAAGATGTCGGTGTCGAACGACTGGGTCTGGATGCCCGACCAGTTGCGGATACCGGTGAGGTTTTCACCGGAGCCGTCACCGGCCAAGATCTGACCTTCCTCGGCTTCTGCGACGTCGGCGCGCAGCTCGTCGTTGATCAACCCTTCGAGCTGAGCGACGTCGGCGATCGCGCGCTTGGTGGCCGGCACCCACTCGGCGATGGTCTTCACCGCCGCGGTGCGCCGCACGAACGCCCACACACCCTCGGGCTTGTAGCCGCCGTTGGCGTTGTTGACCAGGTTCGCCCCGGCCGCCAGCGCGTTGCCGTCCAGCGCGGGCAGCGTCGGCGCCGCCGAGCTCGTCGCCTCAGCGACCACCGCGGCGTTGTTCGTGTGCGACGTCTGCTCGACGTACTCCACCGTGTCCGAACCGGTGCGGCGAACCGAGATGATGTCCCGGATCTTCAGCTCCTTGCGGCCGAGCATCTCGACGATGCCGGTCTGCTCGTTGACCACGAACGCGCCTGCGCTGGTGTCGGTGCCGCCGACGAACAGCCCCTTGATGCCGATCGGGGCGGAGTTGATGTGCGCACCCTTCGGGATGCTCACGCGGCCGTCGTGGCTGAACGGTTCGAGCATCGCCTTGAACTCCGGTGACTGCACGACCTGCAGACCCAGCGACTTCACTCGCTCACGTACCGGGTGGTTGCCCTGCGCGTCCAGGTCGTCCTTGACGTCCTCGGGGCTGCCGATCTCGTCGGCCAGCGCCTTCGCGCCGTCGAGGATCGCGAGATCCTCCTTGGCCGTCTTGATCTCGCCGAGCTTCTCGCGACCCTTGGCCATCGCCTCGTCGTAGGCCTTACGGTCGTCCTCAGACCAGTCGCTCGGGTCCTTGTCAACGTTCGCCGCGATGATCTCGCGGGCCTTCTCGGTGTGCGCCAGCGCGGCCTTCTGCAGGTCAGCCAGCTTAGTTGCCGTCATCGGCATGGTGTTTCTCCTTTGTCAGAGTTACGCGCTCGCGCCGAGTTCCAGCTCGAGCAATTCCAGTGCCGAGGTGTCGACGGACGACTTCCGATTGGCCTCACGAGCGTCGGATGCCTCCGGCGCTTGGCGAGACGGACCGTTGCCGCTGGCCTTTTCCTCGTCAGATGTGCTCTCGAGAGCGGACAGAACACGCCCGATTGCGTCGTGCGCGTCGCGGAGTTCGCCCTCGTTCTTGGCCGAAAGCACGCGGCCAGCCTTGATGTCCGCGATGGCGCGCTCAGCCACCGCGGGAACCTGCTTCACAGCAAGGATTTCGGTTTCCTGGTTGGCGCCGACCGTCACGATCGACACCTCATAGAGCTTGAGTTCGCGCAGCTCCCACACGTGTTCGCCGTCGTGCACCGCTGGCCCAGAGTCGATCTCGTCGTAGGCGAACGACATCTGCCGGATGCGGCGGCCCTTCAGCAGCCGATACGTCTGCACCGACTTCGGGTTCTCCATGTCGAGCTCGGCGCTGATCTTCAACCCGACCGAGTCCTCTTCGGCCGCGAAGACGCCCCCGATGTTGTAATCCGGATCGGACATGTTGTGCCCGAACAGCAGCGGGATCATGTCACCGGACTTCAGCCAGTCGGCCAACGTCTTCGAGAACGCGCCCGGCATCACGACGTCGCCGTAGGAGTCCTTGTTGCCGAACACCGAGGCGTACGCGGTGAACTGGCCTTCCTTCAGGCCGTCGTCGGGTCCAGCCTTGACCTCGATAGTCGCGCTCTTGGTGAGCATCAGTCCTCCTGCTCGTCTTCGTCGTCGTCCGGCGGATCGGGTTGGTCGGTCGGTGTGATTGCCGGGTCCGGTTCCTCGGCGGGGATCGGGTCCTGGTCGCCGTTCTGCGTCACATTCAGCGGGCGGATCAGCTGATCGCCGCCCTCGATCGGCGGCCGGTTATCCATCGCGCGCGCCTCGTTGACGGTGAGCGTCGGCCCGCCAACGGCTTTCGTGATCGCGTCCTGCCGCGACACGAAGTCGCCGGACAGCTTCTCCCGCAGGTTGAACTCGACGTAGAACCGCTCCGGCTTGCTCTCGAAGTCCGGGATGAGCTGCAAAGCGATCTCGTCCTGGATCATCGTCAGCCACGGCCCGAGCGCATCGGTGTAGAGCATCTTTCGCTGCTCGGTGATGTTCGAAAACGTCGCGTGATCAAGGATTCCGACCATCGGCGGCGGAATGAAGTACGCCGCCGCGACCTCCTCGCGGGTCAGCTTGCGGCCCTCGATGTACTGCAGCTCCTTGGCGTTCTGCGACGCCTCCTTGAACGTCATGCCGTCCTCGAGAATCGGCGTCCCGCCGGCCTCCGGCCCGTCCCCGGTGTACTGCTCGCGCCACTGCTTCTTGAACGTCTTCTTCGCTTCCGACGACCAGTCGCCGGACTCGTTCTTCGGCGGCCGCTCGATGTAACCCGACGTGCGCGCCCCGTTGCGCATGATCTGCTCGCGCATCTCCGACCCGGTCCACGCCTCCTTCAGCGTGCGGCGCAGCGCCTCGATCGGTGAGCAGCCCGTGTCCTCGTCGACGTTGTAGCCGCGGAAGTAGACCACCTGATCCGCGGGGAACGACTTGGTGCCCTTCTGGCCGCGGAACTCGAACGACTCCGGGTACAGCCAGTTGTCGCCCTCCGGCGTCACCATCTTCGGCGGCAGCCGCACCAGACCGACCGTCGCTCCGTCGACCTTCGTCTTCAGCCAGTACGCGGTGTCATAGATCGCGAAGTCATGGACCAGCGCGTTGCGGAACCGGTACCCCGTCGTCCACGGGTTCGGCTTCCGCAGCAGCGCCGCCAGCTTGTGATCGGTGAGCCGCTCACGGTCGGTGTCATCCTTCCGCTTGTACAGCGGCAGCCCCAGCTGCGCGATGTTGCGCGCCAAGAACGTCACCACCGTGCGCACCGAGTCCTGCGTCCGCCAGATCTCGCCGTACTCCAACGCCACGGTGTTGGACAGGTACACCCGCGCCGGCGCACGGTAGGACGGCCGAGACAGCCCACGCACGCTGCCCGACGACAGGACGAACCCCACGTCAGCCCACGACCTGCAAGTAGTCGATGTTGGCGGTATCGATCACGATCTCTCCGTCCGCTTGCGCAGGCTCGGCGCCGGGCTCGAGCACGGTGCATCCCCGCAGAATCAGCAGCGACCCAGGCGTCTTCGTGAGCACACCGGACACGGCGTTGCCGGAGTACAAAGACACCAGCACCTGCCTGTTGAGTCCGGGATGTCGTCTAAACAACCATCAGTCCTTCGCTGTCGTCATCGTCATAAGCACTGGTCGGCGTCGCTTCCCGCGCCGCCACCGCTCGAGCCAGCGCCATGATCAGCGCCACGACCGGGTCGATCTTGTCGCCGGCATTCGCCTTGTCCGGCTTCACGTTTCCTGCCGGGTCCATCGCGACGGCGAAGTTGTCCACCGTCCACCGCAACAGCGGGTTACCGCCGTGCCGGATCAGCGGCTTGACCGGCGCACCGTGCTCGTCGGCCCGCGCACCCAGCCGAACCATCCGCTGCAGGTCCTTCGTCGGCGCCGACATCGACGCGAACCCCTG